ATCTCGATAACGTGGAAACTTATCCTAAAGGGAAAGTGTCCATAGTCAAAGAGCCAGGGGCTAAGATAAGACCAGTAACTGCGTCAGAGACGTGGTTAAACGTTTTCCTAAGCCCAGCGGCACATACGTTGACAAAATTCTTCGAATCGTTGCCAGCGTGCCGAGTTGGACTCTCAGATACAAATGGACTTTACCGTTTGTCTGAAGAGTACAAGAATCATCCATCGGCTGACGACTTCATATCAACCTCTGATATGACATCAGCAACCGACAGAGTACCACACGAAACAGGTTTCGGTATACTCAATGGGATTTCGAAAGAACTGTTCAAGCAAGGTGCAATTACACTAGCTGAACTTAAGTATTTCAAGAAAGCTGCTGCCTTACTAACCACTCCTAAACAATTGACTTTCAAAGTCAAAGGTTTGGAAAAGCGGTTAATAAAGCAGTACATACACGATGGAAAGATAAACGGGACAATCGTCAATGACGAAGTCAGGTTTGCTAACTATCGAGGTGTGATGATGGGTGACCCTATCACCAAGATCGTTTTAACTGCAAGCAGTTACGGTTCTTGGCGAATGACTTGCAGATCTCCACATAATGATGTGAGAGACTTCAAGTTGGTTACTACGCCATCGCAAATTCGGCACTACTCAAATGTCAAAACCTACGCATGCGCAGGTGACGATCATTTAGGGATAGGTCCGAAAGATGACTTGGAAAGGATTCCCATAGTTATGCAAAGCATGGGCTATGAGATATCTTGGGACAAGTACAATATCAATCGGAAATATGTTGCATACTGCCAAATGTTTGGCATGATGCCGCTATACAATAGCGTAAGCAAGTCTGTTGGACAAGTCCATCCAGAAAAGCTTAAATTTATTCAGATCGATGTTCCGAAGCTCTGACTCCTTTCCCAATCTCAAAAGATGGGAGGGAGAGAGAATTTCGATAAGCCGGACCCTCTTGTTGGGAAGTCTCAGGCCATGGCCAAAGACATCTCTTACATGAGAGAAACGCTTAAGTTGTGCTCGGGAAAAGGAGTGGTCTTGGACAGATTCTGTGCAAGACTGAAGTCTTTTATCTCGATGCAATCAGTTTATGTAAGACTTTTGATGCCATCATGGATGGAAAGGAAGGTCTTCACAAACGTGCTAACCTATATTCCTCCTGAACACGGAGGTCTCGGACTTACTTTGCCCTTTGATGTAGACATCAAAAGCTCAGAAAAGGCTCGATCCCTCGCTGCGAGGCACAGTACAAAGTACAGTAACCCGCGGTTTCAGGAGAACAAGGTGGAATGGGAGAGAGGTGTTAGAATCTCCAATGTGGTCATCAACAAGTTGGTGGTCAAGGAAGATTTATCACTTCTAACCGAAAATGAAGCAAAGGAAATAGCTAGATCAGAGATAGAATCTCGAGCAGCTAGTGCCAATGTTTCTATTGGAAATTTTAGTCTTTATAAAGAGGTAGAGAGAAAATTTATTTGTCTCAGCCGGGAAATTCCCCTAGTAAATTCCAAAGAGAATGCATATGTCAAGCTTTCTATACATCCAGAAACAAAACTGGATGTGGTTAGGAAGATGAGATGCAGACAATTGTTGGGAAAGATCACCAAAGACTTATTAAGTTATGATGAACTCCCCAACTTCGACTGGCAGAAACCACGCCGGAACGACCTTTACGTGAGGTCGGACCAGCTTAAGTCTATGTTACAAACAGGGTTTGTAACACCGGACTTAAAGATCCACCGTGGATTGTTCGAGACCTCTATTCGGAAGTATCCGAAATGGGTCCAGAATGTGGAATCAGTCAGAGATGCCGTAGAAGCGGGTTCATTCGATGAAATCATCGACGAGCGCCCAGAGTCTCGGCAGACCGAGTCCTCGGATTCATGAATCCGTACTTGGTGTTGCTTTGCAACAAGATTGGAACAGGTCCTCATCCTGTGTGCGTG